AAGTCTTCTTCTGTTTTAAACACAGGTCTAAATAAACTTTTATGTTTTGCGTAAAATTCTAATACGTCCTGATCTGTTTTTAAATCTAGTGAATAGCTTTGTTGTCTTATCTTTGTCGTATCTTTAACATCGATACCTTTATCAACTAATGTTTTATAATCAGCCATAACATTTTCTAAATGTTTTCTGTATGTCTGCATGATGTCAGATTGTATCTCATCAGCGAACGTTACACGTACTGTCTGATCTCCTGTAACGATAGCGTCATCTGTTTTACCAACGTTCGCCAAATCTTCTTGTGCTTGTGTTAATTGTTTTTTTGCTTTGTTTATATTTGTTGTTGCCTGTTCTAATGATACACGGCCACCTGACTGATTAACAATATCCTCTGCTGATCTGTTTGCTATCTTTGTTAGACGTTCTATTTTATTGTTAAGTTCATCTGCCTTTGGTCCGATGTTCGTGACCTGTCCTTTAGTGCCAGGTATTATCGCATAACGGTCCGTGCCCCGCGTCCACCCGATCACGTAGTTTGTTGAGTCATCAGGAAAGAACCCGTGCGTGCTGTGTCTATACAAAGCAACGTCACCAGGAATATCTCCTGCTTCAAGATACAAAATGTTTTCTCTATACGATTCAGGTATAGAGCCTTTTTCGTAATATGAATCACCATATTTAGCTCTATTAAAAGTACCGTCTACGTTTTCTGTTTCCGATCTAAAACCTCTAACCGTAGATTTTAATTTACGAATAGGTGCGTTTTTAATTCTCTCTAATAAGCTAGCTTTTGTAATAGGCTGTCCTGTTTTTGTCATTGTTTCTATAAGCTGTGGTATTTGATAGTCTTCTACCTCAAACTTAGAGATGCCTTTTGACTGTAAAAAATTATACAAGTCCTCTGGTCCGTTAAATACTTCTGGTGAGTTAGGGTCAATGAGCCGTGCTTCGAGGCCCGAGAAAAAACGATTAGCTTTCTCTCCAACGGTGGTTGCTTGATCTGCTAAACCATCTGCTTGTGCTATACGTTGTCCTGTTTGTCCTGGACGTAGTAAGTCATCAATTTTATTTGCTCCCGCAATCGCCCATCCTGGTGCTTTACCAAATACAAGATTTGCCATTTCAACTTCTGCAGGAAGTTCCGTGTTCCGTGGGTCTTGAAAGATGTCTAATTGATCTACTTGTTCGTTACGTTCATCTGTGCCACCTAACATAACAGGTTGCATCTCTTGTAACGGATCGCCGCCCGTGGATAATTTAGGTATAACATTAGGTAGAACCTCTTCTTCAAAGATGTCTACTTTTGGTTCTTCTGGTTTTGGATTGCGCATATCGTAAAACAACATATCACCTAATGTACTTCTTTTTAAGTTATTTTCTTTAATAATTGCAAGTGCTTGTCTTTTCGCTAGTTCTTCTACCCAGCGGGGAACATTTTCAAAAGCGTTTTGATCTAATGTATTTGATAAGATAAGAAGTTCACTTACTTTTTGTTCGGTTCCTAAAAAATCAGAAGGATTAGCAACATCGTTTCTAGATTATTTCTTGTAAGAATAGCCAACTCTTTTTGGAACTCAGGAGTTTCTCCTTTTCCTAAAGTCATGTAGTAATTAGATATATTTTTTTCTATTTCTCCTTCTTTTTTGTTTTCTCGTTCAACTTGTTGTTCTGTTAACTCCATCCCTAATATAGAATCAATATTCTTTATTACGTTTTGTGCAGTTGGAGAATTCATAACGGCTTTATTAGTTTCACTGTATGATTTTTTTAATAGTCTAAACATTCCAAACAAATCATCTTTTGTAGGCATTCCAAGTAATCTTGGTTGTGTGTAGATCATTTTTTTAAATACGCCTATGTCGTCTCTTTTCATAACTTCTAATATTCTTGCGGCGTAAGTAGGATTACCAACGATAGGCATAAGAGCTAAAGCGCTCATACCCGTTGTTTTTGCTAAACCTGATAATGAAAGAGGTTGCCCTGAATCACCTCCTGGAGGTGTAAATATTCTTCTGTTAAATTTTTCTTCTACCTTTCCACCCATGAGAGGTAAACTAGGAGGCATGTCTGTTCTTTCCAAATCATCAAATACAGATAGATAATATTTTTCTTTATCTGGTGTAAATTCCATACCCATGCTTTCAATGTAACCTTTCATCATGTCTAGGTATTCTGATCTAATTAAAGAATCACCTTTCATCTCGGCACCACGATTTTCAATTGATGCTCCTAGATAAGAAGTTGGCGATAAAGTTTGATAAATTTCAACCAAAGCATTCGCTGTATCTAAAGGTAATTTTCTTATTTTATTTTGTAATAGTTCATTCTTAACAGTATTTACTTGTTCATTAAAAGGTCCAAAGCCAGTAAAGCTTGGATATCGTTTTTTAAATTCATCAGAATTAAAATAAAATTCTTCTTGATCTTGTACTAACGTTGCTAGGTCAGTATAGTCAGGATACTCTGATCTAGGAAAATTTATTTCACATTCTTCTTGATCCGCTGAACCAAAGGAACACCTACCTGCTAACGTTATTCTTTTTTTTGATCTAGCTTTTTCTTCATCAACTGCATTTTTAGATAATAAATACTGTTGAGCTTCAGGACTTAAATTTGCAGAATTGTTTACGACATCAGCAGCATAGCTGTTTCGTATCTCATCTATTTTATCATCTAAAGGCTGAAGCTGTATCAAAGCCCCTGCTCCCATAATATCCTCTGGTGTTACTTCATCTTTATCAACAAACGCAAGACTTGGAGGAACTCCTGCTGTGGTAGTAGACAAGCCTTTAAATGCTGCATCTCTAAGTTTTTCAAAAAATCCTTTTTCTTCTGTTGCAGGTTCACCACCATCATTTAAACCAACAACACCACCTCTTGCGCGCATAGCTGTTTCTTCAGATAGTTTTCTTATGTCGCCTGCTTTTAAATCTGCTCCCTCCATTATAAATGGTGCATATCTTTCATATAAAGCTTCAAAAGATTTTTCTATTGACTGACCTTGGTTTGGTCTGTTTTCTATATTAATAACAGCCGTATCTAGTATTTTCATTTGATCCGCGTTAAGATTTTTAGTCGCGTAATAAGGCACATACTGTGGACCATTTTTTGTTTGCATCAAAATATGTGCGTGTCCTGTAGCAAAATCTACACCTGGATTTGCTTTTTTAAAATCTTGTGTAATCTCAAAAACTTCATCACTTAATTGTCCTATCATATCCATGGCTTCTTTTGATGAAATTTTATTTTTTTGTAGGTAATTAGCGTCTAGTAAATCTACTATTTTTTTATTTCTATTAAAAACTAAAGTTTCCATAACTGTTTTAGACCCTACATTTTCTCTAACAATTGCTCCTTGAGGTAGATCTTCTTCAGGTATTTTTTTTAATGTACGATGAGAAGATTCCATGATGTAACGAAGATTATTTTTATCGTTTTTGCCACCGAACCTCTGTGGTCTTACATGATCTAATGCGAACAACTGTTCATCATTAGGAGCAACTTTTTTTATTTGAGAAAGATAGTTTTTAACTGTAGGATTTTTCATTACTTCTGTTTTTATATCTGTGAAGCTCATACCTTCATTACCTTTTATACCAACTCTTACTTGATTTATGTATGGTGTTGCTACTTCTGCGCCGACAGGTAATTCAGCAAGATAATTTTTAACAGGCATCTTTGCAGGTTTACCTGCTATAGTAGCAGTTTTTGCAGCAGCGCTGTCAGACATAGGTATTACTGTTCTGCCGTCATTTACAAAAATAGCACGTTCGTCGAACTTCTCTACTTTACCAACAGGTATATTATAATCTAATCCTTCTTTTTGTATTATTCTTCTAGCTAGTTCTAAATTTGATCTATAGCTATCAGACGATAAAAAATCATTTATACGCAAATCAGGATTATATGAATCCTTCATAGCATTTATTAATTTAAATTTAGGTGTCATGTTTGGATAGTTCGCTAAATATTTAGGATCCATCGCTAAGTTTAAAGCTCGTTGAACAAAAGCTATTTGCTTTGGATCAAAATATTGACCGCCTTGTTTTGAAACATAAGCCTGTGGTATTTTTTCAGTATATAAATTGGAGTATGCTTTTTTAAAATCAGGATTAGATTCTAAAAATCTAGCTACCTCCATTTTAAATTTTGGTTGCGCTGCAATTTTATCTGTCATTGCAATAGGTGCACCTACCCCTCTTATATTAAACTTATTTCGCAGTAACCCTGCGGCTTCTCCTTGTTGAAGTAAACCAGTTGCAAAAGCTTTGTACACATCCTCTGGAGATTCATATAAATCAGGGTTTCTAAAAGGTTTCGTTGTAAAACCTAATGTTTCCTGAAAAGGTTTATTTTGTATATTATATGTTCTTGAAACTGAGAGTGGTCCATAATCAGGAACCTCGTCTGCATATCTGGTAACATTTAGACTTGGCAGATCTATAGCTAAATCTCTTAATTTTTGTACAAAATTATATGCTGCTGGTGCGTATTGTAACATTTAGTAATATTGCCTTGGTTCTATATATTTTTGTTCTTCAATGTAATCTGAATCCAGTTGAATAAAATTACCCTGCCTGAATCGCAACAAAGCTTGTGTTGTTGAATCGACTAAATCGTCATGCTCACCATAAGGGAAAGCTGCACATTCTTCAATAACTTCTTCTGCCCAGCGGTCGTCGGTTGCCCATACTTGACCCGCTTCAAAAATAGGAGCCACGGAGTTGACACGTACATGCTTATCGTTGCCCTTACTGGGCGTATAAGTTACTACAGGAATTCCTACTTGACGTAGCTCCTGTGTTAAGGGCATACCAGAAGCTTTCGCTTCAATCAAGATTGTTTCTGGTTCCCAGTATTTATATTCATCTAAAGCAATCTTTTTTAAGTCAGGAAAATCCCATCTGCCTTTACGCATACCCAAAAGTATAATGTTGAATGGTCCGTGTTCCACGGGTTTAAATACACCCCACGTTGTTATCGCACTAAAGTCAGCCGTCTCTCTTTTACTGAACGCTGTATCATAACTTTGTATAACATGAGTAAGTTGAGGTATGTCTTCTTTTGGCCATATTTTCCACCAATCTTTTTTAATGATCGCTCCTTCCTCAGATGTAGGAGCTTGTTGCCATTGTGCTTGCCACTTCTGTTCTGACAGAGATGCTTTAACACCTTTTAGTTCGTCTAGTTTCCAAAACTCAGGCCACAGTGGTTCGTCATTCAATACTGCAGGAAACTCGACAACTTCCCATTGATCAGAGTTTTCGTTAGTTTGTGCATTTAATAATTTTCCCGTAAGATCCTTTGTGGACCAACGAGTCATAACTACAACAATAGCACCGCCAGGTTGTAGACGCTGTCTTGGTCCAGAGGTGTACCATTCATAGGCGTTATCCATGGCTGTTTGTGAGAGAGCGTCTTGCTCTGAATGAGGATCATCAATAATAAGAAGATCGGCACCACGACCAGTAATAGCACCACCCACACCAGCAGCAAAATACTCTCCACCAGCGTTA